GAGTCCGCATGATGGAGTTGTTAGGCCAGCAAGTGGTTTAATATCCTTCACCGCCGTTGACGGATGGAACAGCGTAGTCAAATCGATGCTCACGGGAGCCCGCACCATAGAATCAACGAAGGCGGACCTATTGGACGGCGAGGAAGTCCCCCTCGTTCAACAGCCCATCCGCAAAGCGTCTTCAGTGGTTTATTTCCATACAGCGGCGAATCCCTTTGGCGGTTGGGCGGCGATGAAGAATCAGTTGGAGGGGGAGAAGCGGGAAACTATTTTATGTCGGGCATATGGAGTCCCTGTGAGGCAGTCTAGGGCAATCTTTCCCAATCTGACGGATAAAAACTTCGTATCCCCCGAAAATCTCCCCGATTTCTCGGATGCAAATTGGGTATTATCGATTGATCCGGCGGGAGCGAAGCCCTGGACAATGGTCCTCTTTGCAATCGATCCACATGGAGTCGCTTGGGCGGTTAAGGAATTTCCTGACTTCGACACCTGGGGAGGATGGATTGATCTGACAAAGGATAAATTATCCGCTGGCGAGGCTGCCCAACCGAACGGGTACGGCCTCAAGGATTATGCCGAGGAGATTAGACGGATGGAGAAGATATGCGGGGATAGTGAGGTCATTCGCATAATCGACCCGAGGCTTGGGGCGGCGAGCTATCAGAAAGCGGAGGGCAGTTCTAACATAATAGATGATTTATCGGATGAGGATATTATTGTTCAGCCGGCGGAAGCACTCGACATCGAAACAGGATTACAGGCGATTAATAATCTTTTAGCATGGGACAGGGAAAAAGAGATGGATTTGGATAATAAGCCTAAATTGATGTTCAGCGATGAGTGCCAAAATCTCATAAGTTGTATGCAAGCATATCAGCCCGGAGATTTGAAGAATCCGAGTAAGGACTTCGTTGATTTGGCCAGGTACTTTGCCGTGGGCAATTTCGAGTATTTTGATCAGGAGGAATTAATTTCAACGGGCGGAGGATCGTATTGATGGGTAAGTTAAAAAAGTGGACAAAAGAGCAGAGGGATGGAGTGGTGGAACTTCGTAAAACCGGATTAAGCTGGCCTAAGATAAGTCAGCAATTGGGAATCCCTCGTTCAACTTGTCGGGGGATATGGGTTGAGAATTTAGAGGGTGAATCTGAACCTCCCAAATTGGACAGGCAGATTGTAGAGGCTAGGGTATTAAAACTGGTCCCAAATCCTCGTTTAATGCTTATTTACTTCGATGATCGGGAGGGGGTTGCCAGGTGCGTTAAGCGGCCACAGGACAACCGCCCGCCAAAATCCTTAGTATATGTCAAAAAAGTCGAGGGAGAAGATGATCTGTATAGAATCGCCTAACCAAAAGGAGACGAGGATTGATGCGATGTTGAGGGAAATGGTGGTTGAGGAGGCTTTGGCGGCATTTGAGGAGGATAGAGATCCAAGAAGTCATACTTTACAGGAAATAGCAGACTTTAGTGGGGTGGGTTTTGAGACTATGAGACGAATCGAAAAAGCAGCCCTGAGTAATTTAAAAAAAATAATGTTACAATTGAAAATCAATGAGTGAAGGAAGTGGATTAGAAGTACAGGAGTTTGACGAAAAAGGCCCTGATGTAGATGCGATCAAGCATGAATTTAATGATGCAAAGGCGAATCTGTCCTTTTGGATGGATAAGGCTGAAGAGGCCAGGGAGTGTCGGTTTAATGAATGGGCTGGTAAGGATGGAAGCGGCAAGAAGAATGGACCTGAAGCCTTCCCTTGGAATGGGGCAAGTGATCTTGAACCCTCACTTGTTAATCCTTTAATCGATGGGGATGTAGCCCTCCTTTCGCAATCACTGTCACAGGCCAACCTGGTAGCCGCTCCCGTCGAAAGTTCCGACATTGGCAGTGCTAAGATGGTAAGCGAGTTTTTGAAGTGGCGGATGAACTCAATGACGGAACTTCCTCGGGAAGCCGCCATCGGAGCAAACTATTTATTGCAGAATGGAATTACATTTTTCGGTACTTACTGGAAAAGGGAAACCACTCGAGTATTTAAGGATATCAGCCTGGAGGAGATCGCCCAAATGTCACCCGAGTTGGCTATGGCAATTCAGGACCCTGAGATGAAAGAGGGAGTCGAGGAGATGCTATTTCCGTTATTCCCTAATCTGAAGAAGCGGAGAGTCAGGAAGATGATAAATGAGCTTCGTAATAAAGGAGTTTCTAAAGTCCCGACTGAGAAGGCGGTAGTAAACAGACCGGCAATCAAGGCTTATGAGTTGGGCAGAGAAATAATCATCGATTCAAATGTGATTGATTTGGAATCTGCCAGGTCAATTCATTGCATTCATTATTACAGTCCCGAAGCACTCATGCAGAAGGTCAACGAGGGATGGGATAAGAAGTGGATCGAGGAATTGATTGAGAACTCGAAAGGATTTTATTCTGAGGAGAGTTATTCCACGGATCTCATGTCATATGACACCGGTAACTTTTACGGCCAACAGGATTACGAGGGCATGGTTCGGGTAATTACGACATATCGTAAGGAACTGGATGAAGATGATGTGCCTATCTGCACAATTACTTGCTGGGCTGATGAGGTTGAGGGTCATGGTTTTCATAGTCCGATGCAATATGATCAGGGCAGATATCCATTTGTCTGCATCACTCGGGAAAATTTAAATCACCGCCTACTCGATTCTCGAGGTTACCCTGAGCTTTTAAAGTCTTACCAACAGGCCGTGAAAACGGAACTCGACAGCCGGCGTGACAGAGCATCTATGAGTACGATGCCAGCCGCAGAGTATGTGGTTGGTCGTAAGCCCGAACGGATCGGACCAGGCGCACAGATTCCAGTTCGTAGAAGAGGAGAGTTTGGATTTGTTGAGATCCCTCGCTACTCACCGGCAAGCATGGAGGTGGAGATGCAGTTAAGACAACTCGCCAACAAGATAACCGGCCGAGCAACATCCGCCGAGGATGCAGTTGAAGCAAACAGTATTAGACAGCACTTGGTCAATCAATGGCTCAATGGATTCAAACAGATTTTAAATCGGATATGGTGCTTGGACCGAACTTACGGCGGTCCGCAAATTTGGTTCAGAGTCACAAATAACGAACAGGGTGCGATGCTCATGCTCGATGAAACTGCCGAGGTTTACGATTTTAATATCACTTGGAACTCGATGAACCAGGACGAGGAGAAAGTTCTTCAGAAATTGGATACAGTGGGTAAATTAATGGCTCAGTATGATCGCCAAGGGGTTGGCAGATATGATGTATATCTCCGCAAAGTACTTGAGGCTATCGATCCTAATCTTGCCGGCCAACTGATCGCCCCAGTTGAAGAGGCAACTGATAAAGAGATTCAGGAAACTTCTGCCGACATTGCAAAGATTGCATCGGGTCAGGTAGTAAATGTTCCTCAACAGGGAGTAAATTCTCAACTTCGCTTACAGAAGTTACAGGAGTACCTCAGAGGAACACCCGAAGTACCGGCAACCGATGTCCAACAAAGGATGCAAGAGGATGAAAACTTCGCAAAGAGACTTCAGACATATGCGGGTCAGCTTGAAATGATGCAAATGCAACAAAAGAACGCAATAATTGGACAGCTAGGTACTGCCCCTGGCAATGTACCAGGAACATCGGGGGTAGCGGCATGATTAAATTATCAAACGAAGAAGAAAAAAAATTCCAAGAATGGTGGGAGTCTGATCCGGATGTACAAGCATGGAAAGCATCTTTAAAAAAAGAAGATGAAATAAATTTAATAAAAGAAGGCCACAGTCCCCAAAAAGCAAAAAAAATAGCTCGTTCACCTAGCTACGATTATCCCCAAGAAATGATTAATGCGGGTAATTATTATGACTACCGGAAAGCGTGGAAGTCGGGGGATTCGCCAAAAGTAAATAAACATGATGGCAAATACCATTGGGGCAGTTCAGGTAAAGCGGTTAACCACCCCACTGCATGGAAAGAGTCGTATTTAAAAGTAACGGGTAAAAATCCTGACGAAATCGGCATATCTGAAAAGCAAGGAGTCGAAACCCTTAAAAATTACCATTCATTAATTATTAATAAATTTCTCTCTCCTCCCCAAAACAATCAATACTTATTTGATAAATTTAACCGCTATTAAAAAGGAAATATTATGCCATACGGAAAAAGAACATACGGATCGAAGGTTGGAATGGGACGGAGAGTAAAACCAGTAAGAAGGAAAAAATGACATTAGCAGATGCAATCGCCGGACTAGGTGAACAGACTGAATGGCTAGTCGTAAAAGAATTTATCAAAGAACAAAGAGATATGTGCCTGGTCGATTTTCAGGATTATACCCATGTCGATAACCCGCAAAAACTCGCCCGTCTAAGTGGCGAGATAGCTGGACTTACTCGCATAATAGAAAGTTTAGAAAATGCCGAGCCTGACACCCCATCAGCAGTTTAAAAACGAACATCGCGCTCTGTTAAAGCGTTGGATCGATGAAAGCGATATTGAAGATATGGAAATCGCTAAAATCGCAGTAGCCGATGTCGAGGAATGGCTGGATGAGGATGTTGTAGATTTTGAATCCGACATCCCCCTCGATGACTAAGCGACTTGGGTACATTTACGAACAGGAATTTTTCACTCAGGCTTTAAGGCACGGCCTGGAAGTATTCACCCCGCTCGGGGATCACTTACCACAAGACTGCATTGTGGTGAATGCCGCCGGTAAAAAGTTTAATGTTCAAGTCAAGGGGACTGAAAAAGCTAAACTAAGCGATAAGACTCGAGCTATTCGGCGGTACAAGTTTTCGTGTACTACTGGCCGTGCCGTCAAGAAGCCCCTCGACTGCACAAAGGTCGATGTGGTGGCAGTCTACTGCGATGACATTCGGATTTGGTATTTGATTCCGTGCATGGCCATTGATGGGGCTGTAACAATCGCCGTCTATCCCCATGTAAAGGACTCAAAAGCCAAACACGAGAAGTTTAAAGAAAATTGGGAAATATTTAAAACTGCCTGAGTAATTTATCCGCCCCCTTGTTATAATTGTAATCGGTGCATCATATCGATGTGCAGATTAACGCAAGAGTGCGAACTTTAAACGCAGAAAACATGGCAGATACAGAATTGACCGAGGCTTCGGGTACGACAACGGAAGCAGAAATACAACCAACGCAAAGCATTACGACCCTTGAGGAGTTAACGGCATCGTTCGTTGACAAAGTAGAGGAGAGTGAAGCGAAACAGGAATCTGAAGTGGAGCCTGGTCCCGAGACCACAACCGCAGATGCAGATACCGACCAGGATAAAGATGTTCTTTTACAGTCAACCGAGTCTGAGGAATCAGAGGAGGAGGAAACGGAGGAAATAGCTGAAGAGGAAGAGGAAACAGAGGACGAAGCTGAACCGCCCAAAGCTGTTGGCAAACTGCTTAAACAAGTCAATAAATTGACCGCTCGAGCAAAGACCGCCGAAGAAACAGCCGAAGCATTACAAGCTCAGATTGAAGCCTTAAAATCCAATCCGCAGAAGCAATCGGAACCCAGTCAGCCAGCCTTGGAAGAAGTCCAAGATTTTCAATCGTTGGAAACTTTACGAAAGGAAGCACTTGCCGCCAAAAAATGGGCACTCCAAAATATTGGCCGTGACTATGTAGAATCCGGCGGGAAAGAATACAGCGATGATGACATTCGTGGCGTATTAACCCAAGCCGAAGAATACTTGTCTGAGAAGATCCCCGAAAGGGCGCAATATCTTCAAGAAGCACAGCAATGGCGACAGGATACGATTAATGCTCATCCGTGGATTTCAGAAACAGTCGATACCGACCAAGCTGAAGAACGCCGTGGCGTTTTTAACCAGTTAAAGAGTCAGTATGCAAATGTTCTGAACTCCCTACCGAATGGCGACTTTATAGCGGCCACACTCGTAAGAGGGGTGGAAGCGATTAAAGCTGATCAGGCGGCCAAGACGGCCAAGCCGAAGGCCAAGAAGGTAGCCAAAGCACCTCCCCCAACGATGGGCGATTCAAGCCCACCGATTCAAACTTCAGCCACTCGAAAGACTGCAAATAAACAAAAGATTTTGGAGCGAGGACGACTCTCGGAAAATGATCTAGCCGCATTTCTAGCGGAATAAAATTTATAAAACTTCAAAATAAGGAATTAAAAAAATGTCAATCGCAACAAGCTACAATGTAGTAAGCACTAAAGGTGCTAGAGAAAATCTCGAAAATGTGATGAAAACTGTTTCACCACAGGAGACTCCAATCTACTCAACAATCCCACAATCCGCCGCTCCAAAAGCAACTCTTAATGAGTGGTTGGTTGACTCACTTGCCGATCCAGTAGGATCAGGTGGAAACATCGATGGTGCTGACTTAACTATTTCAGATGCCGCTAACTTAATTGACACACGCGCTCGTTTGTCTAACCGGGTGGCCACATTTAGGGATATTTTTGCCGTATCAAGACAAGCCGAGATGGTAGATGTCGCTCCTGGCGGATCACTCTTTGCGGCCTCTCAGGCTAAGAGTCTTATCCAACTTAAAAATAGTTTGGAGACTGCTATTGGTTCTGATAATGATCAAGCCGCTGGCACTAATCTTGCGGGGAGTTCGATGTGCGGGTTAGGCCTATGGAGTGATCCCACACATACGGGGGCGACCTTCGATACATCCTTAAAGCAAGGATTTCGTGCAGTTAGTGGTTCTCGTGTTTCTATCGGTTCTTTAACTGAGTCTGCTTTCCGTGGACTTCTACAGGCTGTTTACACTGCTTCCGGTTCTAAAGGTTCTTTCAGACTTTTCGCTGGGCCAGCACTCGTAAATAAAATAACCGACTTTACCAGGTCCACTACTACAAACAGTGACTTTAACTTCAATCAGGATGTTAAAGATGGTATCTTAAAATTGTCAGTCGTCACCTACATTTCGGATTATGGCCAGTGCGATATTGTGCCAGATTTATGGCTTGGTCGTCGGGATGCTGGAGCAAGTGGAACAAGTACAGCACTCGGAACTGTTAACACAGATCGTGGATATTTGCTTCCAACTGATGACACTGTTTCATTAAAATTCTTGGAGGGTATGACAATTCAGGATCTTCCTGACAATGGTGCTGGAAAACGGGCATTCTCAGAGTGTATGGCTACAATTCGTGTTTCCAATCCACGCGCGCTTGGAAGTATCGTGTAAGTTTATATAGTTTCATCTATATTTGATTAGTGTGGTGGGGGGATCGAGTTTCTTCAGGTTAGCTCGGTCCCCCTTTTTCTTTTTTAAAATATGAGTCTTAATATAATAGTAAGAGGCGGTAAGAGAAGTGGTGGAATGTCCGGTGAGGAGATGGCCCACTATCTTTCCAAAAAGGCAGAAGCACAAGCCGAGCGTGAAAAAGCTGGGTATCAGAAACGAGCATTGGCCGCACGGAAATATGGTCAATCAGTTAGTGGAGGTAAAAACCTTCGTGCAGTTCGATCTGTCGATCTTACTACATATTTAAGACATGAACAGGAACGGCCTGGCTGTATGTCAGACCCCGAGTATTCAAGGGATTTCGCAAAAAAGAATCCAGAGACAGTTATTGGATCGTGAGGACTGTAACCTACACCGAGCTTAAAAATAGATTCACTTCGGCAGTTGGAGTGGACTCTTTACTTTCGGTCGAGGAAACAGCATTTAAGAACTCATTAAATGATCGGGTCAAGGGAGCATGGACACGCGCACAATGGCCGGAATTGATGACACTGAAAGAAAAATCAGTGGCGGCAATCACCTCGCCATTGGTGGCCGACAAAGCGGTTCAGATCGACAATGACTCGGACATCATGGATGTCTTTGCGGTTTTTAATAAAAACCCATTGGCGGATCGTCAGGCTATTAAATTAGATTATCAATTAATCAATGGGTATTTGATTTTAAAAGCGGATGCCAATGACACATCTGTATTCGTTCAGGGCAACCAGGTGACCCCGTCAAGCTACGGTGATGGAGTTGGAGAGACTTCAACACTTCCAAGATTCCTCGAGCGTTACTTACTACTCGCTACTGTTGCAGATTTTTACAAGGCAGATGGCCAATTGGAGAAAGCGGTTCAACAGGAGCAAATGGCAGAAGAAACCCTAGCCCTAGAAATCGACCGAGTCGAGAGGCTGGAGGGAATGAATAAAATATCGGTCAATACATACCCGAGCTACAGCTTCGGGGTTAACATTTTAACTACTACATAATTATGGGACTAGGAACAGTAAATATCGGAAATGCTATGGGGGCCGGCGGAAGTTTATACGCAAATGATACAGCCGCTCACACTGGAAATTTCACATCTATTCAATTCACCGAGGACTCTGTTCTTTCGGCATACACCGGTAAGGTTGAAAATGTATCCGCATTAATTTCGGATGCTACATCCTTCGCACAGGGTCAGGTAATTTACGGCGAATGCACCAGCTTCACTTTAGCGAGCGGAGCCTGTTTGGCCTATAAAGAATAATGCCCTTTAACTGTCTAGGACTACTCGTAGGTGACACCGATGCGGACAACGCAGTCGGACCAGTACCTATTGTCAATAATGCTTTGCTTACTGAGTCCAGGGCATTCTTGCAGACCGAAGACGGATCTTATCTTCAATTTGAATTTTAAATATTATGGCTAATTCACGCATATCCTCACTTTCATCACTTGGTGCAACCCCGAACACGGCTGACATCATTCCGATTACCGATGTGTCAGACACGACCGGTTCGCCTCAAGGGACAACCAAAAAGGTAACAGTTGCAAACCTAGTGGCGGCCGCTCCGCAAGGAGATCTCCAGGCATCCAATAATTTATCTGATGTTGCTAGTGCATCAACATCGAGAACTAACTTGGGGTTGGGAGATGCGGCCACAAAGACAGTTGGAACTGCTGATACAAATGTACTTGCAGTTTCTAGCGGCACAGTCGATTTAGGCGGGAATAAAATTGAAGACTTCGATGCAAGCATTAATGACCAAACAGGAACAGCTTATACTTTGTTATCTAGTGATAACGGCAAGGTAGTAGTCCTTGATAATGCTAGTGCAGTAACTGTTACAGTTCCTAGCGGATTGGGTGCAGGATTTAATTGTTCGTTCGTACAGAAAGGTGCTGGTCAAGTTAGCTTTAGTGCATCTAGTACTACTATTAACAACAGACAATCCCACACGAAGATCAATGCTCAATACGGAGTAGCTAGTTTAGTCGCTTATGCCGCTGACACTTTCGTCTTAGCTGGAGACACAGCTTCCTAAGAATGTTCGTTCTTCCCACATTTAGTTTCGGAGTAGTAGCTAGTCCTACCACAATACCTGAGACATTTGATACCGCTACTTTGGAGAATGGAGGTAACGGTGCTGGTAACGATAACACTCTGACTCTAACCATACAACCATCTTCAGCAATAGCGGCTAGTGGTACAATTACATTGGCTGGACTTACGGGATCGCAGACATCTGACAATGCTTCATTAACAGTCGGAGGTGCAGGTGCATCTATCTTTGGATCAAGTGGATCATGGACTCAGTCAAGTGGTACATTAGTTCTTACAGTTGCTGGCGGTCAAAGCGTACCAACAGGTTCAGATACTGTCATCACTTTTACTCTCACTAACCCAGCTACAACGAACGCTGGAGTCACAGGAATTACTTTAGCATCTAGTGGATTCACAACTGCTGATATTAGCGGAACATTCTTAAATGCAGTAGCTCTGTTTAATGTTACTACTAGAGACACAGAAGCAAATATTTTAGCAAGCACACCTACCAATCCGAGCGGAGAAGTTAACATCGCTCTAGGAACGGACACAGGTTATTACTATATCTACGATGGTAGTGCCTGGTACATATATAACTACGATATTAGTGATCCGATTCTTATTACAGCTACCAATACGGAAGCTACTATATTAGCATCGACACCTACTGCTTACACGCTTGAACAAGCAACTGATACAGATGACTTATATCTATATGACGGTAATGCTTGGTATATTTACAATAACGATTCTTAATAAACATGAGTACGATTACACCAACAACATCTTCAACCAGACCTACAGGAGTCCAAGGTAGGATTGCATTTGAAACTGATACCAAGAATATAATTGTTTATGACGGTGCGAATTGGAGAGCGTATGGTTATGACTCAGCTGCTTTTGGTGGCGGTAAATCTAATCCTTACGCTTTGAACTTTGGTTCAGGTTCTGCCGAATCAGCGTACAATGACAGTATAAATCTATTTGGTAGCGGTGATTCATTTACTTATGTGTACTGGGTGAAGTTTGATTCAGTTGCTAGTGGTCAGTATATGTTATTTTACGATGATGCTAGTGGGTATGCTAACGGGTTTGCTCAACGCTTCTCAGCTAGTGGCGAGATTACAACTCAAGCAAGAATAGGTTCTAGTGGTGGTGTATCTTTTGCGGAAGGTGGTTTTACTACAGGTGTGTGGTACATGATTGCTATTACTTATGACGCTTCGACATTAGCTATGAAGTATATGAGTGGAGGAAGTGCTACATTAAATGATGGGGGGAGTACTAGCATATCAAATTTAGATGTCGGCCCTCAGCTTAGAGTGGGTAGCGACCAAAATAAAGGCAACACAGTTGATGGTATTATTGATGAAGTTTGCTTATGGGACACAGTTTTGCCTGATGATTCCTTGAAACAAGTTTACAATTTGGGTAATCCTTTGGATGTAACGAATGCTACTGGTGATTATACTGAAACATCAAACTTAGTAGGATATTGGACAATGGATGCTGGTACGGGTTCTTCTGTTTCTGACTCATCTACTAACAGCAACTCCCTAACAATTCAAGGAACTGCTGATTATACATCTACAACTCCTCAATAGCCATGCCAACTACAATTCCAACAACAACTTCATCCACTCGTCCAGGTAGTCCCTCGACAGGTGATGCTTACTTTGAAACAGACACGAAGAACTACATCATCTACGACGGTGCAAATTGGCGAGGGTATAATAGTGATGGTTTATCGTTTACTAAAGGCACACAGAGTGCAGACTTTGGTGGAACGAATGAGTATGTTTCTATAGCAGATTCGGACAGCCTTAGCTTTGGTAATGGTTCGTCCGATAGTGCATTTAGTATTACTGCTTGGATTAAACCTGACTCATCTACTGGTGGTTTTAGAATAGTAAGTAAATCAGACGCTAGTAATGCAGAGTATTTATTTGCTACAGACGGTAGCGGTAATCTTAGGGTTTGGATATGCGACAATACATTCTCTAACGCTATAGGAAAAAGATCAACTGGTGGTTTAACTGCTGATACTTGGCAACATGTAGCTATGACTTACAGCGGTTCGGGAGCTTCTTCAGGAATAAAACTTTACATAAATAATAGTGCTGTATCTCTTACTGATTCTTCATCTGGCTCTTATACAGCTATGGAAAATCTTTCAATGGATGTAGATATTGGACGATTTGTTTCATCAGGTGGTACAAGTTATTCTGATGGACACATGGATGATGTGGCGATTATAGGTAAGGAGCTATCAGCTGGAGAAGTTTCAAGTATTTATAACAGCAATCTTTACCCAGTAGAAACCGTAAGTCTGTATAGATTTGAAGGGAATGCGAACGACAGCGTAGGATCAAACAACGGCACGGGTCAGAATAGTGTAGTGCTTAACTCAACAGATGTAAGATAATATGAAGACTTATGTTATTATAGATTCCTCCGAGGTTGGTAGCGTAGACTTCGATCAAGTGTTAGAAACATCCGCAGAAACTTTAAGGTTTTCATTGGACGGCACTAAGACATTTGTTAAATACGAAGACGGACAACCATCTTTTCTATGGGGTAAAACCGAATACACCCACGAAGAAATATTAGAAGTGTTAGCCACAGACGAGTGGACTTCTGACGAACCTATCTAATGGCGACTGAAGTCGGAGAAAATGTACAGGTCAAAGCAAACTTGGCATTCATGGCGAAAGTTATCGCCATTGTTGGCACTTGTGTCTGGGGCTACTCCGTCATTTGGAACAAGATTAACGAACTCGATAATAGCCTGGGAAGAGTTCAGCACGAAGGAACTTTGCTTGGAGATTTATCTGCTAGGATGATGCACATAGAGAAGTTTGCAGAACAAGCAAAAGCGGATCTTGATCATTTAGTCGAAATGCAAGACGCACCCATAACTTCAGACTTTCAACAGTTTGAGCGACTAAACTATTTAGAAAAAGAGTTGGATAGGCTTCGGGATAAGGTGGAGAAGTGACATGGAAATTACACACTATATGTTCGCCGGACTGGGGGTCGCACTTTCCATCCTCGCATTTTTTATTAAGCGTAATAAGTGGGAGATCGATGACATGAAGGAACGGGTCCGACAAATAGAAATCTCCCATGCCGGACAAATTAAGGACATCGATCACCTGACTAAAGTCTGCGAGGATCGGCGGGAAGATATTAAGAAAATCTTTGAGAAAATGGAGAGTAAATGAAATGGGTGAACTTATTGCTATGTTTCTTACCGGTGGAGGTAGTACAGCGATGGGTGCGATCCTTAAAGGCGTGTTTGGCATGGTCTTTGAGAGCCGCAAGCAAAAGTATGACATGGAGATGGCTCGAGAGAGTAGGGGGAATGAAAACTTTCTTAAACTACAAGAGCAAATCGCAAACTCAGGTCAGGCAGAAACGGCCTCAAAGACGAGAAAATTATTGGCGACTATTGGTGTTAGTTCCATGTGTGCTTCAATTATCATGTGTACGATTTTTCCCAGTGCAGAACTTGTCGTCCTCTCCAACGCAACAGGAGAAGGTAGAACAGAAATTCTCTTCGGACTCCTTAGTTGGCAATCCCCCCAAGAACCAATCCAGATCACTTCTGGACACATCTCCCTTATGGGAAACCTCACGATCCTCCCCTGTATTTTGGGATTTTATTTTGGACCATCCCCCCGCAGATGATGATTGATCGAGCGTCAGTATTAGGAATGAGCGGGACAGCGGCCACCTTTGGTCTGTCCACCTTTGACTCAATGATCGGAATAGCTGTTGGCTTGGTGACATTGGTCTATATGTCGATCAAACTTTATCAGGAGGTAAAGAAGAAGTGAGCCGATATCGTTCATACGGAAAGCTCGATGATAAATTCATCACTGAAGGGGATACTTTCTTCTTACGGATGAATGCTCGACTTCGCCCAAACCAATTAAAGCCTGGTGAGGTTGCTCTGTCTAAAAATGGCCGAATGAACGATGATGGAACATGGCAACCCCGAAAGGGATTATCGACTCTATTTGGAGCAATCACATCGGGAGAAAATTCAATTAGATTGCCGTACACAATTCAAAGCGCCCAAAGAAACAGCGGGGTTGTAACTATTGTTTTGAATGAAACTCCATCCCTTTCTTTTATACCAGGGGATAACATTCATGTGGCCGACCTGGACTCCTCGGCAAACGGAACACAGACTTTAGCCTCGGTAAATTTTACCACTAAGACAATTACCTACGCTAATGCCGGATCTGATACTGTATTCAGTATTAACGGCGAGGGGGTAGGGAACACATCCGTGGTTTCTGCTGGGACTGCAATCTCGACCACTTTAAACTTTACCCTCAACGATGATGGAGTAAACGAGGTATTCGGATCAGCAGTTTTCTCGGATGCGGCATCGGATTCCGATGATTATATTTTAACTGCAACCGATACAGTCTGTATAATCTTTCGTCTGAAGGACTCCGCACTTTTTAAATGCCGGTATGACGGGGGTGGGGAGTCCGTGGATGGACCTGTTAACCTGACTCAGGGACTCGGTAAAATGTTCATCTTTCGGACAAATCAGACTACCCTCGAGGCATCCCCAAAAGTTAATTTAATCGAAGTATCTTCTGCCTCTCAGACTTCAAATACAATTACAGTTAATACATCATCGTCACATGGCCGAGTGGTAAATGATTTTGTAACTCTTAGCGGGTTCGGAAATTATACGGAGAATCCAA